GAAGCTTCGATATACGAAAATACAATCCTTGAGCTTACTGCTCAAAAAGAAGAACTAGAAGCATCACTGGAGAAACTCAAATGAGATTTGCGCGTACCGGTCTTCCTTGCCCTTGTGGTAAGAGTTCCGACGCATATTGTGAAAATGAAGATGGTTCAGGGAAGTGCTTTAGTGGTAATTGTACCAGTGGACCGAAAGGTGATGGGTTCTTCCCTTCTAAAAACAGATCGGTAAATATGACCGAAGAAACTGAAAAGAAAGAAAACGAACGTCTAGAGATAATTCCTCATAGAAATATCTCTGCGAAAGCATTCGAGCACTATGGAGTTTATACTGTCGTTGAAGGTGATACCCCTGTTCGGGTAGGATTTAAATATCCCAATGGTGCCTTCCAGATTAGAAATCTGTTGGTTCCTAAGTCAGACAGAATGAACCATTTCAGGACAAAAGGTCCTTATGGTGAAGCTGGTCTGTGGGGTAGAGATAAGTTCGATCCGGGCAGTAAAGACAGTATCACGATCACCGAAGGTGCTTATGATGCGATGGCAGCATGGGATATGCTTTATGGCAAATCTGCATGTGTAGCTGTGAAGTCGTCTGCAACTGTCGTTTCGGATATTAAGAAAGACTTTGATTATGTCAATTCTTTTAAGAAAATTTATATCTGTCTTGACAATGACGAAGCTGGTCAGGCCAAGGTGTCTGCCATTGCTAGTATGTTCGATTTCAACAAAGTCTACCACGTCAAACTAGAGAAATACAAAGACGCTAACGATTATCTTCTGCATAAAGAAGCAGATGATTTTAAGCGTACATGGGAAAACTCGCGACGTTATTCTCCTTCTGCAATTCTCTCAACGTTTGGTGAACTCAAGGCTGAGTTGAAAAAGAAAGCAGCCGAAGCTGTTGCTCACTATCCATTCATGGGTCTACAAGATGGTCTGAATGGGCTTCACAAAAATGAAATGATTATTATCAAGGGCAAACAGGGTATCGGTAAAACCGAAATCTGTCGTGCTATTATTCACAAAGCATTGCATGAAACTGAAACCAAGATGGCTACTATCTTCTTGGAAGAAGAAGTTGGAACTACAATTAAAGGTGTGGTGACTTATGAATTGAACATTCCAGCCATGCGTGATGACGCAGGATTATCCGATGAAGAAATCATGGACAGCTATTCTAAAGCTGTTGGCGGTCGTGATGATCGCTTGTATATCCATACACATTTTACAGGAGACGATGAGTCCGAGATTGTCGACAACATTAGATTTCTCGTTACCGTTGCAGGAGTAGAAATTGTCTTTCTTGACAATTTGACAATGTTGAACACAGGAAGAGAAGGAGAAGATGAGAGACTTCGGATTGATCGTATTACTCGGCGTCTGCGTAATCTTGTTAATGAACTTCACTTTTGTCTCGTTCTTATTGCCCATACTAACGACGACGGTACTACTCGTGGCTCTCGCTTACCTGACATTGTGGCTAACACTGTTATTATCATGGAGCGTGAAATTCCTGATAACAAACTCTTCTTTCATATTGACAAGGCTCGTTTCCAAGGTGCACAAGCTGGCCCTGCTGGCTATGGTGTATATGATCGTGACCGTTATGTTCTATGTGATCCTGTTAGCGTAAGTCAGGAAGAACAAGAACCTGTAGATCAAGACCCACCTAGGATAGAGAATGTAACTCAACTTCGACAACCAGTAAGTTTTGATATTTCTGACACTCAAGAGGCTGTAGCGTTTTGAAAAAAGCAACAACTAAATTGATTGATATACTCACAGAACTTTCTGCCAGAAGTACTCCAAGTAAGGCTAGAGACTTTCTGTGGGCGATAAATGTTCGTTATGATTATAATAAGAGAGTGAAGTATGTTATTGAGCATGAAGGGTATCTCTATGATATTGCAGACGAGCTATCAACATCAGAAAACGAATTCTACAGTTTTGAAGATGCTGAAACCAAACTCAGACAAATCCTCGGATTGTGGATTGAAAACGAAATAAAACATTATGAAGAAGTATTGTCTGACTTCAAAGAGAATTTGAAACTCGGAGTTATCGACTCAGCCCCTCCATTTAGTGAAGACGAGTTGAGATACTATAAGAAGGAATTGGAGAAATATGGCGCGTAGATTTGAAATTATGGGGAAAGATAATTGCCCATACTGTGACATGGCTCAAAATCTTCTTGCTATTCGGAATGAGGATTTTATATACACAAAATACACGGATCATCCAAAAGAAGTGGTTCAGTCTATTATAGATACAACCGGACATAAAACTTTTCCTTTTATTTGGGTGTGTGAGTACGAAAATGGTGTAGCATCTGATCCGGTGGTATTTATTGGTGGTTTTGATAAATTGAAGGAGTACCTGAACAAGAATGATTAATAATCCATTTCCTTCTGATTACGAAAAATTTATTTATGTGTCTAGGTATGCACGATGGCTTGATGATGAACAGCGTCGTGAGAATTGGGACGAGACTGTCACCCGATACATTGACTACATGGTAAAGCATGTAAAAGACAAGCATAATTATGAGGTCTCTAATCGGCTCAAAAATGAGCTGTGGGAGGCAATCTATGAATTTCAAGTAATGCCCTCCATGCGATCTCTTATGACTGCTGGCAAGGCTCTTGAGCGTGATAATACAGCCGGTTATAATTGTTCTTATCTTGCTATCGATGACATTAAAGCATTCGATGAAACAATGTATATCCTTCTGTGTGGAACAGGAGTAGGTTTTAGTGTCGAACGACAGTATATCAGTAAGCTTCCCGAAGTCCCAGAACGACTGTTTGAAAGTGATACAATTATTGCAGTCAAAGATAGTAAAGAAGGATGGGCCAAATCGCTCCGCCAGCTTATTTCTCTACTATATTCGGGTGAAATCCCCAAGTGGGACATTAGCCGAGTACGGCCCGCTGGAGCCAGACTTAAAACTTTCGGTGGAAGAGCTTCTGGCCCCGGCCCTTTGGAAGACCTGTTCAAATTCGTCATCAAAATCTTTAAGGGTGCAGTTGGTAGAAAGCTCACCTCTATTGAGTGTCACGATATTCTCTGTAAGATTGGAGAGGTAGTCGTTGTAGGTGGTGTTCGTCGCAGTGCCATGATCTCTCTTTCTAATCTTTCTGATGATCGTATGCGTGTAGCAAAGAGCGGTAATTGGTGGGAGAATGAAAAGCATCGTGCACTGGCTAACAACTCCATTGCATTCACTGAGAAGCCAGACACTCACGCATTTATGAAAGAATGGTTGGCACTATATGAAAGCAAATCTGGAGAGCGAGGTATCTTCAATCGCGTTGCAAGCGTCAAGCAAGCCGCTAAGAATGGACGCCGTGATGTATCCTATGACTTTGGCACTAATCCGTGCAGCGAAATTATTCTTAGATCAAAACAGTTCTGTAACCTCACAGAAATTGTTGTACGCGCATCCGATAGCATACAAGACCTTCACCGAAAGGTGCGGCTCGCTACCATATTGGGCACCCTACAATCCACACTTACCAACTTCCCATACCTGAGACGAGACTGGCAGAAGAACACAGAAGAAGAAAGACTTCTAGGTGTTTCGATGACTGGTATTATGGACAACAAGTTGACGAGTACCAATAATGACGAACTCAAAACTCTGTTGTCTCAGCTTAAAGAAACGGCGATAGAAACAAATGCTTTTTATGCTGATGAACTCGGGATACAACAGAGCACTGCTATTACATGCGTTAAGCCCTCTGGTACCGTATCTCAATTGGTTGACTCCGCTTCCGGTATTCATGCACGCCACAGCCCTTTCTACATTAGGTCTGTTCGAGCAGATAACAAGGACCCCCTCACTGCATTCATGATGGCTAATGGTATCCCCAATGAGCCAGATGTAATGAAGCCGGATGCTACTACGGTATTCTATTTCCCAATGAAGTCCCCGGAAGGATCAATCTCCCGAAATGATATGTCGGCAATTGAGCAACTTGAACTTTGGAAAACGTATCAAGAATATTGGTGCGAGCATAAACCATCTATTACTGTTACTGTTCGTGAAAACGAATGGCCAGAAGTGGGTGGTTGGGTTTACAACAATTTTGACATGATTTCTGGTATTTCTTTCCTTCCTCATTCTGACCACACGTACCGTCAGGCACCGTATGATGAATGTGATGAAGAGAAGTACAATAAGATCAAGGCTCTTATGCCTAAGTCCATTGATTGGTCAAAACTTTCTGAATATGAAAAGGAAGACAATACAGCAGGTACTCAGACCTTCGCTTGCGGACCTGATGGCTGTGAAGTTGTCGACTTGGTGAAGTAATGTTCAAATGGCTATCAAAATGGCGTAGTAAACAGGGCATTAATGATCTTCCATCAGAAGAGGAGAGAGCGAGGCTTCGGCCTCCTCCACCTTCTCCAAAACCTCTTTTCCGTAAAGGTGAAATCTTTAACGGTAAGCGTAAAATACTAATCATGGAAGATATATTTTCAGGCGATGTAGTTAAAGCATCTTCTGTTTTTTATCTTGATACACATGAGTTTCCAAAACCCGGAGAAGTAGCAGACAGAGACCTTATGGAAGAGGGTTATCGAAGGTTAAAAGAAAGAAGAAAGAATGGCGAATAGTGAGCATCATATTAAAGATTTCTATGATGCGGAAGAAGCCTACCAGTGGTTAGCAGATATTTCGGCTGAATATGATCCAGACAACTGGACAAGAGAGCCTCAAATCAGATTAATCTCAAACGGGACCATCCAAGTGATGGTCTCTTTCTTCCGCATTCAAAGAGAACTATTTGAAGATGAAGATTTTGTGGATGATTACGTGGACTCTTCTCATTCTAGGAATGAGTAATTGGATATACCAAGATATTATAAACCCAAGAGTGTGGTAATGGCAGAGAAGAAAGATACTAATCCAAAGGATGCAGTCGGAGTACGCAAGGTTCCAATGTCCACTGTACCAGCACCGGTGCTTATGGAAGTTGGCCTAGCGATGCTTGAAGGAGCACGTAAGTATGGACGGCATAACTACCGTGATGCTGGTGTTCGGGCCTCCGTTTACTATGATGCTCTTATGCGTCACATTGCAGCTTGGTGGGAAGGCGAGGACATTGATCCTGACAGCGGCCTGTCTCATATCGTTAAAGCTATTGCTTGTCTCGTCGTCTTGCGTGACAGCATGTTCCGTGGGAATTGGGTAGATGACAGACCACCAGAAGTCAAAGAAGGTTGGCAAAAAGAACTCAACGAACTCGCAGCCAAAATCATCGAAAAGTACCCTGATCCGAAAGACCCGCATTTGGCTAAGAAATAAGATTGATTATTGGTATTTCAACAATGACGGATTTAATAAATGAAAATCTATATTGCAGCGCGTTTCTCGCGTATCACTGAAATGAAAGAGTTCGCTGATCGACTTGCAGCAGCCGGTCATGAAATCACTGCACGATGGGTGTATGGTGGAGAAGAAGGACTAACGCTTGAAGAAATTTCTGACCTTGATGTGGAAGACGTTGTTAAAGCCGACATGGTACTCTCTTGGACGGAGCCAGAGGGTAGTTATAATCGCGGCGGCGGACGTCATACTGAGTTTGGTATTGGTATGGCTCTCAATAAGCATCTTTGGTTGGTAGGTCCACGAGAACAGATTTTCCACTACGATAAGCGTGTTCGTCAGTTCAATCATTTAGATGAAGTGATTAATGAATTGAAGAAGTATGAAACGACACCTGTAGATGGGAGTCACCCCAATTCTCTTTTGAAGAAAGCAATGCTTAATGTTTAAAAATATTTTAGGACTGGCAACGTCCATCGGAATAGTAGGTATTCTCTCTTTCCTTATCATCAGCGCAGGGCATCAGTTCAAGATGGATGAAGCGAACAAGCCTCAGAACTTCTCTGCTTCTACAGTTCAGCTTGGCCACTTCTGTTCAGGCACTGTAATTGATGACCCAAATGGTCAGAACAAGCCAACGATCCTCACAGCTAAGCATTGTGTGGTCGATCTGGTAACTGGAGAAGTGGAAAAGGAAATTGTCCCGATTACTCTCAAGACTTATGACACCAAGGGTCGTACAGTGGCTGAGGACGCAATCAATTTTAGAGTCGTACGTGTATCCGACAAGTCTGATCTCGCTCTATTGCAGTCTGATAGTGCCCTCTTTAACCTTCCTACTGTGGCCATCTTTAATGGTGATCTTAATACTGGTGATAGTGTTTTCGCTGTTGGATACCCTAGCGGATCGGTACTCACAATAACTGGTGGTTATCTTGGGCCAATCGAACTGGTTCCTGCATTTGGGATTGTATCGAAGGATAAAGAGTTCCGTCGGAGCACGACTATGATTGCTCCCGGTTCCTCTGGTGGCTCTCTTATAATGCAAACTGACAATGGTCCACAGCTTGTAGGTGTCTGTACTGGTGTCAATATGATGATCCCATTCATGACCTACTGGACGCCAATTGAAGAAATCCGAGAGTTCCTTTCTAATCAGTCTTTTGAAGAGGTAATTGAAGCTAATGAATAAGTATGAACAAGTA